CTAGGTGATCGCCGTGATCGTCAGCTTCGGCCTCGTGACCAACTGCCCCCGGTAGAATATCCGCATCTTGCCGGGCGTGAACTCCAGTGCATAGGAATCGCCGGACGAAAACACGAACGGCTTCAGGATCGCGATCTGCTCGCTGTCATAGACCTCATCCCCGAACAGGAGGCCCGCGCGGTTGTACTGACCGCCTTGGGGCAGGCCGAGGACGTTCCGTGCCCGAGAGAGCGCCGTCGCATACTTCGCCACGTCGTAGCGCGCCGCGACGGCATCGCTGACCTCGCCGCCGCTGAACGTAGGCTGGGTGTTGCGGAAGCTCATTCCGGCGCCCCAAAGTGACCCATCAGGGACGAGGGGATGAAGTTGGCTCCGTAGGTCTGCTGCTGCGCGTTGGCGTTCAGATTGCGGGCCAGGGCGCGATCACGCCACACCTCAGCCTCTTGCAGCAGTTCACGCTTTCGGCCAGCGTCGCGGGTGATGTCCATGACGATGCGCGAGGCCAAGACCGTCGCCAGTCCGCGACGGAACATGGCGGTCATCGACGAGAAGCTTGGCGTGTTGGTGATGTACTCCAGATCGACGCCATCGTTGCGCGTCCAGATCATGCCGCCGTCAAAGTCGAAGTCGAGTGACCGACCGCGCAACACAGACAGGTCAGATTCAGAGCCAGGGATCACGCGCACAGGGAAGGCCATGTCGTTCGGCATGACGTACTGATACTGCCAGAAGCTGTTTCCTCGCGTGTTCGTCACAGCCACCAGCGGGGCACGACGGACGGCAAAGCCCCACTCCCCCATTTCCATCAACTCTTCGACCGCCTGGCTGAACTCGCGCAAACAAGCTTCGGCCGCAACGGTCGTGTCGTTCATGCTCACGATGCGCTTTGCCGGCACGTCTGCGAGGGCAAGATTGCTGATGTCTACAGCGGATAGAGTCATCACTCGTTCCCTCAATAAGTGGTCGAAAGCATATCCCACGGGATAGGGCCGGCGCTATTGCCCGGGTCGCATTGCAGAGGACCAAGTATCGCATCGTAGTAGGCGAAGAACCGAACCGAAAATACGGGGACGGCTGGAGCAAATAGGGACGTGTAGCCGCTTCTTGCTTTGGCGAGTACGTCGTCGGTGCCCAGGTAAGTCACGCGAATCAAAACGTCGCGGCCAGAAGCGGAAATAGCGTTCGCGGCGGTTAGGTCCGGCGCAGCGTGCTGTACGACGCGGGCGGGGCTAGAATACACGCCGCTGATGTTTGCCAAATTAGGCGAGCCGTACATTACCCCGCTATAGGCGGCAGCGGTCGTAGTGTACGAGCCCTGATCGCTCGCGTCTCCGGCGAGCAGGAACGGCGCCACCCAATCCACGGAGCCCTTATTCGCCAGTGTCGCAATCGCCGCCTGATACTGCGCGTAGGTCGGGATGGAGGGTCCAGCCGAAGCCCCAAAGCGACCGAACGCCAGACCAAGGCCTATCCCCAGGTTCATCAGTCGAGCGTCCGAACGGTGGCGGTGGTCCCCGTGCTGTTCACGCGGACGCACGCGATGGGGATGACGGTGAAGGCGGGAACGGCGGTCAGGGTCACGACGTTCGCTTCCATGTCGAGGAACGACAGATTGCCAGCAACAGTAACGTACAGCGCACGCGCTGGACCGCCTGGGATAGCGGTCGCGTTGTCTGGCGTGATCGCCCGCGAGCCTAGAGCCGGCCCTGTCGTGCCCCGAGAAGGTGTGGAAAGTCCCATGTCAGTCTCCTACGAAAAGGGCGGGCAGATCGCTCCACCCGCCCTATAGCACAGCGCGTTGCTCGTCGTCGCCTATTCGGGCTGCTTGCTCTTGGCCTGGGCTTGCGCCTGGGCAAGAAGTTGCTTCAGCTCGTCGATGTTCAGGTCGCCAGCGTGCTTCGCTTTCGGAACGGCGAGATAGTTGCCGTCTGCATCGGTGGGGGCTTCTTCCCCGGGCTCATACAGGCGACCGCCGATGAAGGCTTTACGGGTCAGAATATCGGGCTTCAGGGTCTTACCTTCAGCCTTTGCATCGCGGGCCGCATCGGCCTTCGATGCCAACTCAGCGGCTTTCTGTGCGTCGCCCTGGGGCTCGTTGCTCAGGGGCGGCAAGTCATTCGCCTTGTCGGCGTTATCGCGGGCCTTTTGATCGGCCGGGTTCACCTTGTTCAGATCGGTGTTCATGTCGATGATCCTTCAATGACATGGAAATGGTGAGGCGAGGCCGAAGCCCCGCCCCGGTTTTTAGGCGCCGCGACCAGTGTAGAAGGTAGCGCGGTCATCGAGAGCTGTCGGCGTGTTGACGACAATACCCATCGTGATAGCGCCGGCCGTGAACGGGCCTGTCCCGACCGTGTAGCGGGCGCCGACGAACCCCTTGGTGTTCTTGGGCATGGGAATCTCGAACTCAAACGCCTTACCGCCAGCGACCAGATTGGCCTTGGGGATAGCGATCGAAGTCGCGAGGCTGTCGATGCTCGTGGTCAGCGCGCCATCCGTGGCCTGGATGACTTCGATGGTCAGCGTAGCGGCGCCGGCAGCGAGGAACGTGGTCGTTGCCAGGGCATAGACACGGAGCATCGAGTCTTGGCGGCCGAGATACAGGCCGTCCAGCGCAACCGAATCCGTGGAGACGGCGGTGGCGGTGATGATCTGGTTCTTGGAGAAGGTCAGTTCGCGATCGGTAATCATGGCTCAGATCCTTTGTGTGAGAGCCGAAAGGGGTAGGCCCCAGCCGAAGCCGAGGCCCGTTGCAGAGCGGCCTTTAGGTGACGCGAGCCTCGTCCACTTCCATCGCGTCGAGGCGGCGGAAGGGCATGTCGCCGAACGTGGTGACCTTGCGGCCCCCGATCTCGTCGCGGGTCCAGTTCGTCTTGTTCTTCGCCTCGACCTGTTGCAGGCGAGCCCACAGAGCAATGTCGCGCGGAGCGTAGAACGAGGCGTTGACGCCGCGCATCGGATCGGAGCCGGCGCCGAAGCGTTCCTCCGCACGGATCAGCAGGCTTTCGAGATAAGCGCCGCCGTCCGCAGGGTTGGCCTTCAGTTGGTCCAGGTCGATGTTGGCGACGCGGACCACATAGCGGGGGTCGGGGATCGCCAGACCACAGCGCCACAGCCACCGGTCACGATAGCCGAGGTAGGTGGCGCCCGTGCCGTCGTCGATCTCGTCGCCGATGGGGAAGCCATCTTCGCCGATGTTCATGTTCGACGTAGTGTCGAAGTGGTTCAAGCCGCCAGTTGTGCCCTTGGGAACGATGCCGGTGACGGTTTCAGGCGACCAGCCGATCAGCAGGATCGAACGGAGGTTGGAGCCCGAGCCGCCGCCGTCGATGACCTGGGGGTTAGCCAGCTCATTGAAGCGCGGCATGATGCCGGTGAACTCGGTGTCGTTGAAGAATTCGTTCCCGTAGATCAGCGTTTCGGTGAACTCATCGTGCATCCCGTTGATGTGCGGGATGCCTTGGCGCTGGCGGAACAGGGCGGGGTTGCCCGACAAGATCGCCGACTCGCGGTCAACCTGTCCCTTGCTTTCCAGCAGGGCCGAGGTGTCAACTTGCGAGCGGGTAGCGCCCTTGCTGGGACGGATACCCTCGTTCAGGCGGCGCCAGGTCGCGGTCGCGTTCTTGGTGCGAACGTGGGTCTGGTTGCCAGTGGTCAGGTTGCCGACCATCCACGACATGTCGTCTTGGATGCCATCAGCCTTTTGCAGGACTTCGGCGATATAGGCGGCCGAACCATCAGGATTGAGGCCAGAGACCACATCCACGAGGCTCGGGACTTCAGTGTTCCGAATAGCCATTTGTTTCTCTCCTAGCGCCTCGCGGCGTATGAGCCTCTGAAGTGGTCGGCCCCTAGCGTCTCACGACGTATGGGCCTTCCGGTTAAACCTGACGCTGTTCGGGCGGCAGGAACTCGTCTCGATACAGGGGGTGCGACTTCTTCAAAGGCGCAGGCTCCCCCGTCACGATTTCCCCTTCGGCGAAGTGCGCGCCCATCTTGGCGAACCCCTTCACCACGCCGGGGAAGTTGCCGAGACCCGTGACGTTCAGCATGTCGCGGGTCTCTTGATCGAAGAACTTGTCGAGAGCGATGGCCGACATGGCAACCGTCTTGTCGAAGTGAGCGCCCCCCAACTCGGGGTCAGCCTTTACCGTGTTCGCCCATTCGGTGCGGAGCGCGGCCTGTTGTTCAGCCTGCGCCGCAGCAGCAGCAGTCGTCGCACGCTCGATCATGCCGGTGATGACAGGCGCGGCTTGGTTGATGAAGTCCTGGGCCTTGTCGTCAGCCACGCCAAACGCGCGCATCAGCGGCGTGGCGGCAGCGATGGCATCGGTGTCCAGCGCCTCGAACCCTTCAGGCGGTGTCAGGCCCTCGTAGGCCGCCGCTTCCACGGGGGCAGCTTCAGGGTCAGCCACCCCGCCATCAGCAGTTCCAGCAGCAGGCCCGTCGCCATCGGCAGGGGCAGCGGGCTCAGCAGCCGGGGCAGGGTCATCCGCACCGCTCGCGACTGCATTGCCGAGGATGGACGTGGGCTCCGGGGCGGCTTCAGCGGCAGCGGGCGCGGCCTCAGGCGTGACGGCGACAGGCGCCGCATCAGCCGGGGTCTCGGTCGTCGCTTCCGGGGTCGTTGTCATCTGGTACGTCCTTCTGGTTTAGGGTTTTCGCGCGTTCAAGAGAAATGCGGACCCAGAGCGTGCTATCAAGCACCTCAAGATCATCGAACAACGCCAACCCAAAAGCGCGGAAACCATCCAGAAACTGGCGGCTCCCTTCTTGCGCGTGGAAGGACGGTGTGAAAATGCCCGCTTTTTCCGAAACTGTAAAGAGCCAGCGGATGAATCGCGGATCGGCCAGCAAGCCCTCTGCGTCGATGTCCCGCTGCTTTTCGATGGCGCGCTTGCGGCGCTTCTCTTTCAGGGCCAGCCGGTCATTGTTCGCGGCAAGCTCAGGGTTCAGGTCCGAATAGGATCGTTCGATAGTGTCCCGGTCTTCGCGGTTCATCAAACCCCCGACAACATGCCGCCAGCCGCTTGCAGCAGGGATTGCCCGTTGCCCGCGTCGGTCTCGGCAAGAAGGGACGCAGCTTGCGCCCCCTGGTTCATGGCTGGCATCATCGCCGCCGTGCGTTCAGCCTGTGCTGCCTGGGCATCGGCCTGACGTTTCGACGCCACCGCTTCCGCCGAGTTGAGCGTGCGCGCCGGCACACCGAGACGTTCCCAATACTCACGCACCGTCTCGTCGAAGTTCACGAGATCCAGAACGGCCGGGTTCGTCGCGGAGAGGTTACCGATCAGGCCAAGGCCGCGCTCCATCGAGGTCAGACCGATCATGCGCTGGGCCTGGGCGAGGATGGAGACGAACTCCAGCTTCATTTCTTGGCCCTGAAGCACTTCAGGCGCAGGCGGCAGAAGGCCGGCATCGGCGCAGATGCTGAACGACTGCATCACCAGCGGCTCCAGCTTCTCGATCTGGACACGATCCACGACCGGGCCGAGCTGGGCGAGTTGTTCCTCATGGCGCCGAGCGATCTCTTCGACGTTGCGGGGCTGGACGCCGGGCATGTTCGTTATGGCCGTGAACAAGGGCGTGTAGAAGCCTTGCTCGATCGCGGGCTCAGTGCGGCCGGAAATGTCGCGGGCGATATAGTCGATGGCCTGGGGAGGAACTTGCCAGATCGGGCGAGCGCCAGCGTTCATGTCCGTCGCGGCGGTGAAGCTGATCCCACCAGGGACAAGGTTCATGCCATCGTTGCGGGACTGAACCGGAGCTTGAACCGGAGGCCGCGCAACATAGTCGATCGTGGCCTGAAGCCTGATCTCCTGAAGCTGAAGCTTGCGGCTATCTGGCAGGGCGTCGAAGCCAGGGCCAAACGCATACGGGTCAAAGCCCTGCGTCTCCCATCGAGGCGTCGCGAAAGGCTTGCGGTCGAAGCCGTCAACCTTGAGGATGCCGTCTGTGTCCGAGTTACCTTCGGCGCCGGGCTCCCACATGATCGAGCGGAACGGCTTGTTGGTCTTGTCGATACGCCCGTAGATACGATCCGTGTTCGGCTCGATCAGGTTCCGAACGGGAACCGAGGCTTCCCACTTCTCATTCTCGATCAGCGTCCGCGTGGTGCGGGACACGGCCTTCTTCGCCGCATCGACAGACCCCACCATGTCGATCGTCTGACCCACGGTCATCGGCACGTCGCGCATGAGCGTGTCGATCCGCAGGCCCTGATCCG